TCGGGAGTTTATGCTCGTTGGTTGGATTTCCCCGGGGAGCAACTTATTGCTCAGGTTGAGGTTGAAATCGGTGGGCAAAGAATTGATCGTCAATACGGTGACTGGATGCACATCTGGAACCAGCTTACTATGACTGCTGAGCAACAACGTGGATATTTCAAGATGATTGGAAACACCACCCAGCTCACATTCATCACTGATCCTTCCTTCTCTGAGGTTGATGGTCCTTGCGACTCGTCCGCTCCTCGTCAGGTTTGCGCTCCCAGAAACGCTCTCCCAGAGACCACTCTATACATTCCTCTCCAGTTTTGGTTCAACACCAACCCTGGTTTGGCTCTCCCTTTAATTGCCTTAAAACCTGCAGGGCAGAAAAGCAACCTACCTAAAACATATGAGAACTGTTTTAGGGATAATTCGTTCGGGGCTCATAATGACTTTTTAAGCCATCCCCAGTTGCTAGTCTCCTGTTGCTAAGGATGCAACAGTAGGCGACAAAACCAAATTGCTGGAAGTTTCTAAAACTGTAAAAATAAAAATATTATATTTAAAAAAGTATTTAAAGCAATCAGTGGTAGTTAATATAATGACCACAAAAATATGTTGTAAGTGTAAAATAGAACAAGAACAAATTAATTTTGGATTATTAAAACAAAGTATTGATGGACATAGATATGATTGTAAAAACTGTAGAAAAGAATACAGAATTGCAAATCAATCAAAAATAAAAGAAGTGCAAAAAGAATATTATGAAACAAATAAATCAACTCTTTTAGAAATTAATAAACAATACAGACTTGAAAATAGTGAAAAAATTAATGAACAAAGAAAAGAATATAGAAATCGTGAAGAAGTAAAACAACACATAAAGGAAATGCAAAAATTAAATTTACCTAAAAGAAAAGAAGCTATAAAACAAAAAAGAAAAACTGATGTCAACTTCCAAATATCAGAAATTTTAAGAAGTAAAATTCATAAAATGATAAAAGGACAAAAAACAACTTATCAAGAAATTGTTGGTTGTGACATTGATTTTTTAAAAAAATGGTTAGAATACCGTTTTGACGAAAAGATGGCTTGGAATAATTTAGGAAAATATTGGCAAATAGATCACATTTTGCCGATTAATGGATTTAATTTAAGTAATTCTGTTGATGTAAATATTTGCTTTCACTGGACAAACTTACAACCACTTACTTGTCATGAAAATCAATCAAAATCTGATAAACAATTGTTATACTATTATTTCAATAACATTGTATCAGTAAATAGATTTCATGCAAAATATAAAAAATTTATGGGGTACCAAGTAGTAAACGAAAGTTTATTATGGCTGAGAAAAAAACTCAGGTACGGTAAAAATCCCACAGATGTTACAATGGATAATCAGCAGCCAAGTCTCTAAGTTCTATATGATAAGAATATGAGAAAGGTTCAACGACTAAACGGTTTTGGGTTTGAGAAGAATAATCAACTTCAATGATAGCTTAAGATATAGTCTAATCCCTGTTATAAAAAATGCACCGAAAGGTGGGGTAAATCGTGATGTGCAGTATCACGAAGTGAAAATTAATCTTGATATTCGTCCTATTGACGAGTGTCTTTGGGCAGTTACCACATTGGGAAGCAGTGATGGTGCTAGCAAGCCTGTCCCTGCCGCTATTGCCTACAATCAGTCAATTGTGGCTGCCTCAATCTACGTCGACTATATCTTCCTTGATACTGACGAACGCAGACGTATGGCACAAAATCCTCATGAATACCTCATCACTCAGCTCCAGTTCACGGGTGACGAGTCGGTAGGAAGCTCTTCCAATAAAATAAAGTTGAATTTTAATCACCCAGTGAAAGAACTCGTGTGGGTGGTGCAACCTGATCAGAACGTTGATTATTGCTCATCTTTGGTGTCCGATGCCCTTTTGTACAAGGTTCTCGGCCCTCAGCCATTCAACTACACCGACGCAATTGATGCCCTCCCCAACGCTATCCATGCTTTCGGAGGACCTGAAGCTGTTGCCGGTAATGCTAATTCTTACCTTGACGCCAACGGAATGTTCAATGATGCTGGTGCAGTTGATGCCATTGAAAACCTTACCGGATACTGGCACGGAGCTGGCGATCCTTACAATGACGTCCATTTCGGTGGACAAACTACCACCGGAACTGGTGCTAAGATGCAAGTCATCTCTCACGACCAAGGGTCTTCCGTCTCTGATGCCGGAACATTCGTGCTCACTGAGACGTCTTTGGACATGCATTGTTGGGGTCTTAACCCCGTTGTTACTGCCAAGTTGCAGCTCAATGGGCAGGACCGTTTCTCTGAGCGTGAAGGATCTTACTTCAACTACGTTCAGCCTTGGCAAGCGCACACCAGAAATCCCGATGAGGGGATTAACGTGTACTCTTTTGCGCTTCGCCCTGAGGAGCACCAACCCAGCGGCACGTGCAACTTCTCCAGAATTGATAACGCTACTCTCCAACTTGTGCTCTCGAATGCTACCGTTCAGGGAACAAATACCGCGAAAGTGCGCGTTTACGCCACAAATTATAACGTAAAAAATCTTAGTGCGTTGAAAAGCTACCCATCAAGACTATGTGAGCAATGGTCTTGTGAAAATTCGGTTAAGCACTCACAAAATATGCTAGTAGCTAGTGGAATTGTCTGTTATTGACTACAGACAGTTCTGCAAAACACCTTGTTGATCGAGAAACCCCTTAGAGCCTTTTACACCAAGCACATTACTGAAAAGTTTGTGTGGCGGAGAATTAACTCCGGTATGGTAATAGTTAAAAGGATTGGGCAATTCGCATGCTTACTACCTAATTCCGTTATGATAGGATATGGTAGGGCGTCAGAGACTGAACGGGTGTTGGTTGTTGATGAAGGATTAATCATCCAGAGACAGCTTGAGATACAGTCCACCCCCTAGGGAAACTTAGGGGAAATTCATGATTAGGCTAAGAATCATGTCGGGCATGGGGGGATTAGCGTACTCAAATTAAAAAATTTGTTACGAGTTATCGTCTCATTATTTTTATATTATATGCAAAATAAATTCATCATATACAATTTTATATTATGAATATTATGAATATTATGAATATTAATTATATTAATAAACTACTTAAAGACAACAGTGTATATAATACTATATACAATGAATACCGACACAAATATTGAACTAGACAACAACTATCATTTAAATAGATTTAAAACTTGCGCACCATCAGCTTCTTATATTGCAGGATTTATAGATGGTGATGGGTGTATATTTATAAGAAAAATTAAAGATGGGTATCAAAGTGGTATAACTATTACGCAATGTAGAACAAATATTCTGCAGGTTGTTAGATTTCATTTTGGAGGTAGCGTAACTTCGTCTGCTAATAGAAGCAATAAAGTTGAAAATATTATGGACGGGGAATACTATCATAAATATAATGCACGAAATGAATACAATTTATTAATTCGTAGCAACGAATATCAATTACTCCTTGAATACATAAAAGATCATATTATTATTAAAGAAAAACAAATTTATGCATTATATGAATTTAATAAAATCATTAATTCGCAAAATAATTCAGATAAAAAAACAGAATTATATGAAATTTGCAGTAAAAAAAGAGAAATATTTGATTATAATTTTTCAAAATTAAATATTGAATATATCCAAGGCATTTTTGACGCTGAAGGTTGCATTTATATTAATAAACGCAAGTTTTCAACTTACAAAATATCAATTTCTCAAAAAAATCACCCCGATATTTTACAAGAAATACAAAAATTTTTAGGTTTTGGTACAGTTAGTAATTTTAATTTACATATATCAAAAAAATCAGATTGTTTATCCTTCATGCAACTAGTAAAAAATGGCGTAATTGTAAAATATAATCAAGTTTGCGCATTTGAAACATTTTTACAAACGAATGATACAAATATTAAAGAACAAATGTATAAAATATGCAACGAAGAAAAGCATAAAATAGAAGTTTTTAATAATTTAAATCAAAATGAACACGGCAAAACAGGATATAATAATGCTATGCAAATTAAAAAAAATAAACAATTAGTTTGCGATGAAATTATTCGTAATGATGTTTATAAACAAAAATCTAAAAATATGATTGGTAGTGGTAACCATAATTATGGAAAACAATTCTCTGACGAAACCAAAAAGAAAATGTCAGTTTCGATCCGAAATGCAAAAGGTGGAGTTAGTGACGAAACCATAATAGCTGTTAGAAAATTAATTCGCGAAGGGAAAAAAAATATTGAAATACAAGAATTATTGAATTTATCTAGACATACCGTAACTCGTATTAAATGCGGTATCATTGTTTGTAGAACCGAAGAAGTTACTTCTAAACCGGTGCATACGCAGGAGGAAAATAATATTTTAAAAAGAAAAATTCGCCTAGATGAAATATTATTTGTAATAGATAAATGTATTAATGATGAAATACCTAATAAAATATTAGCGCACCTCATTGAACAGCGGGCAATTAATAACATTAAAAATGAATTAACAATAGATATTATTAAAAATTTAAAACGAAATATTCAACAAAATAAAATGCCTATTTATAAGCATGAAGTGTCTAGTGAATTATATCAACATTACGTGCAATTAATCAATGGTAAATATGCGGTTTAATTATTATATTTTTTTGATCACGAAACTTAGTGAGTAAAAAACTACAAACGTTGTTCTGTTGAAACAAAAGAAATAATATATTAATATTATCACTAAAACTACTTAAAGACAAGGACGTTATGTATAGTATAACACCCATGGACGTCGTTAAAGCATTTAACACAAACAGTTTGCACACGGAAATCGTTATTAAAGGGACGCACGAAGCTCCATTGTTTCGCGCAAGTGACATTGGAGTTGTATTAGACATTACAGCTATTAGGTCTGTTATTAGAGACTTTAATGAAACAGAAAAGGTAGTGCACAGTATGCACACCCTCGGTGGCTTACAGGAAATCACATTTCTTACTGAAAAAGGACTATATAAAGTACTATTCAAATCACGAAAACCCATTGCAGAAAAATTCCAAAATTGGGTATGCGAAGTTATTAAAGAACTACGTGTAAAAGGAACGTATGAGCTTCAACAACAACTTGAACAAGCAAAAGAAGAAATACTACACGTAGAAGACAAAAAGAAAAAAGAATACGAACTGAAATTAATTAAAGAAAAAGCAATTGAAAAACAGTCTCTTCTCCTAAGAGAATTCGGAACAATCGGAT